GACTCTTTTTGTATTGTTGGTGCTGATGATAGTATTGTTAATCTGTTCTCTAATGCGTTTGCAAAGACTTCATCATGTCCGAATCTATCTTCTTCTGAGAATAGTATATTAAATACATGAGTATTTGAGTGGTGTGTTTCCCATAATGTATCTGCATAGACATCTCTAGGGAATGGATATTGACCATACTTCTCTATAGATTTCTCATCTATATTAACTAGAAGTATATCTTCTACTTGTTCTTTTTCTTTTGAATTGTGGAGAGTATCGAAGTAAGACCATCGAACATTATCTATTAGATAAGGAGACCATATCTTTACACCGACTAATACAGCGATAGTTATTAAAACAGTTTTCCAATTATACATTTACATCCAATTCAGATAAACATAAATTGCACCTCCAAGAAGTGCAATCATAAGAATCCAATTTAGTAATCTTTTTCTAAATTCTTTTCTCTTTTTGAGTTTCCACTGACCTTTAAGTTTCAGTATTCTCGTGTTCCAATCGTCTTTCATTTTCTAATTTAACTATGTAATCTTTTAAATCTATCATGTATATTCTTAATACTTCTGCCTGTTTGTTATGCCAAGCACTATCAACTCCATGCATTGCCATATGTCTATGATAATCATATGTCTTTAGTAATACAGCAATCGCATCTTGATACGGTCTTCTTACTAAAGAAGTGAATGTTCTTTTCGATTTAGTATATTTCTCCGACATTCAAAACAACTCTCCCTATGAAAATTTCTTTTGAATAAATTTGAACATTGCATATATTGATAGTCCATAAAACCCTAACACTGCCATAGGTATTGATATGTATGCAAGTTCCCATGGAGATAAGAATAATAATTCCCAAGTGAAGTTTGCTACTGCTTGGGCATCACCTGTAGATTCTACTCCAAGCATATTTGCTTCGTCTATGATTTCTAATTCGTATTCTGTAATGAAGTCTACCCATTCGTTATCAGTCATGCAGACTGCGAACTCTTCTGGACATGTTCCTTCTATATGTATCTTAACATCACTCATTTAATTTCCTTGTGTTACCGATACAGAACAACCACCAGATGTTTGGCAGTTTTGTGATAAGTTATATGTTTGAGTTGTGCCACTTCTTTGAGTTAAGAATAACTCTGTTGGAAATGAACCATTGAGTGTGATTGTTGCAGTATGAGCTCCATTATCTCTTTGATTAATATCAACTTCATTCCAATCATTATTGATTGTTAAGTTAAGAGTTTTGTTTCCATTCTGAGCTTGTCTAGCATATACATCGTTATTATCTCCATATATGTTTGCAGTAATAGAATGACTAATTGAACTTGAATCCATTTTTTGTGAACCCTTAAATACATTATCATCACCATGTATATCTAATCTTACATAGTTTCCACCTGGTTCATTGTTATCATAACTCCAAGTTGGTGTTAAACTATTATTGAGAGAATAACCTTGTCCAAAGACAACCTTATTATCATCTCCCCAAATATGAAATTGAAAATCATTATCGTTGCAAGTTCCAGCAGAACATTTTTGTCTTATCTCAACATCATTATCTAGACCATCTAAATCACCACCCCATGCTTTACCTGAACCCCACGCATCAGTCCAACCGATATACATGTTGTTTCCAGATTGTAAAAGACTTAATGTATTGTCATCATGGTCAGCAGAAAATCTAATCATGTTTGCAAAACCAATTTGGTCTATAGCAAGATTAAAATTATCTCCAGAATTGACTTGTTCTATTGCTATGTGGTTGTGACTTTCATCTGCTACCACAGCACACGAAAACATTAATGCCATCGCACCGAGTAGTGTGATAGAAAATGCATCTAATTTATTGTATATTCGTTTTAAAAAATCCACCATAATAGTAAACCTAATATGAGCCCCTCTGCCCATGCTATCCATAACATTTCGTAGTAATCCCAACCAAACCATTCCATAATATCTTCTAAAGCATTTTCATGCCAATCTCTCCAATGGGATAATTTATCTCTGATGTCCATAGACTTCTCCTAATTTGTTTGTCTAATAACTATTTCGATTCCTTCGCCTCTACCAAATGTTATGATACCTGAATATCCTTCTACATCTGTTTCTAAGAATCCAGAACCTCCTGCAGCTATAACTATATTTATGACTCCATTTACATTACGGAAGAAAACTAAATCGCCGTCTTGTTCGAAAACATTGTATTGCGAATCTTTGTTAAATCCGACTGTTGCACCTCGTAAAGTGAAATCGCCTACAGAAGTTCCTCCTGCTTGTTTATCTCCAAGAGATACTTTTGTTTTCTCCAACTCTTCTATAACATCAAGTAAGTCGGTTAAGAAATCAACATCTAAAAAGTCGATGTCTAATTCTGAAAACTCCAAGTCTTCTGTTGTATCTGACAAGGCATCTGTTTCTAATTCGTTGAACTCTAAAAAGTCAACATCTAATATACCTTGGTCTTCATTTTGTTCATCTGCATATCCCTCTTCTAAACTTTGTCTTATTGCAGGTGGAGGATTTACGATGAACATATTGTCAATTAAGTTAGGTGTAATACCTTGAACTACAACTGACTCTGTTGGTGGCATATCATAAGATGATACTACTGTAGCGGCATATGCCTCTGTTAATACTACTTCACCACCATCATTGTAAACTAATATTTCTCCTGATGACAAACCTGTTTCTTCATCAGGTAATAAAATAACCATTGTTCTTCCGAGTTCATCAATGGTTGTTGTAAAATCTGTCCCTCTCATTGTGATGTTTGCAGTTGGTGTTGCAACATCAACATTTTGTTTTTTAATTCTATTACCAGAACCAGAGGCGAATCTTGATGTGCCTCTTACCATTCTAATCGACATCTTCGATAGACTTGGGTCTGGGTCGTAATATGCCTCGTCTATGTAAACAAGGGAGTTTTCAGTTAGTGAGAGTCGTTCTTCATCTAAAAACTCTATTAACATTCTGCCATTGGCAGTTTCTGCTTCATCATATATGTTGATGTCTGTTCCGACATCTATGTCTAATCTAGCATCATCTCTCTTTACAGATGTGACACCTATAGACTCTTTAACATCACCGATGGGTTCAGCGTTTAAACTAAACCCACCAATAACTAAAAAGACACTAACTGTCGTTAGAAGCGTCTTTCTGATTAATTTGAATAACACTGTTGTCACTCGTTATATCTAGAGTAATGTGTGCATCAGGTGAACTACACCCATTTCCTGCACCACTAGCACATGTTCCTGATATTTGATTAATATCAACATCTGCACCATCTCCAGTTAATTCAAAATTTAGCTCTTGTTCGCCATCTTTTTGCAAAGTATTAATGTTGTTTGAATCACCTGTTATTTCAAAGTTCCAAACTAGGTCATCACTTTCCCAATCTACATCAAATACATTACTGTTTCCGATTAAAGTTAAATCTGCGTTTAATCTTTCTGCACTTAAAGCAAAGCCTTGGTCTAAATCAAATTCATTAGAGTCTCCAGTTATAGTAAACTGAATACTTGAATCATCAGCTGAACCTGAAGCACCAATGTTCCAGTCTATTTCATTAGAATCACCAGTTAAGATTAAATCGTAATCGGAAGAATCTGCAACAACTGGTCCAAATAACAAGTTCTGGTTACCTATCATATCTAAATTGATATCCAAAGTAGCACCAGTAATAGTCATAGCTGTTCCAGAACCACTTGAATAGTCGTTCAGTCCAACTTTGTTTCCAAAACCAATTTGGTCAATGTATAACTTCAAGGTATCCCCTGTTTGTGTTATCATAACCTCGTTATCATCTGTAGCGGCTGCGAAAACGAATGTTGAGCTCATCATTAGTAATAAAATACTTAAAATTTTATTCATTTTCTTCTCCTATAGGACGAACTTCATCTCCACCTATTACTTCATTAGCATTTTCATACCATTCATGTAATTCATTGGTACCATCACTATTGTGTGGATGTCTATGTCCTTCCTCTATTACCCAAAACCCTCTATCGTGGCCTTGGTATATTAATTCCAACACAGCGGCTTCAATAGCACTTCGTGTTGCGTATGTCACTGACTCATTATTACCCACGCCGTCCTCTATCTCGACAAGTTGTGTTCCTTCTTCAATAAATCGGAATACATCTCCCCCAGCACCGTATGAAAGGATAGTCTTTCTGGTTTGGACATTCAATAAAACTTCACCTGTTAGAACTGATACAGCTCTCATACTAATAGTCACAGCATCTTGACGATACTGACGACTTACACCAATCCCAAGCGTTCTTGCGCCTCGCCCACCTGTAAGTAGATTGGAGTCATAACCAATAATCCCACCCTCTATAATAATTCCTGCGAAGAGGAGTGGATTCAATTCTTGATAAGTTGCTTCTTCATTTGCTTTCGCAAAGTCTTGTCTTGCACTTCTTATAATTTGTCTTTCTCTAACTAAATGGTCTATGCCATTTCTTTCTACAACTCTAAACCATGTGCCACCACCAGCAGTTTTAAGTGCATCGATTACCATTGGTGTAGCACCTTGTGTGACTGCTGTAGAGAAAGAGGCAACATTATCTTCTGACTTTCTTTGACCTGTTAAGTCCATAAATTTGTAAACTGCCACAATTGGCATGTCTTCAGCAGGTGGTAAATTTAATAATTCCAAATGGGCAGGTAATCTTATTACCACTGGACTTTCAACACAAATGTATTGTCGTGTCCATGATTTTGCAACTCCAGTGACTATATCTTTTCTGAAACCTTCTTCATATCTTTTGGTTTCATAAGCACAATCTGCTGGGTTGTCACTCCACTTTGGCACAGATGCACAGCCAGATAGTAAGAGTGATAGACTAAGAAAATATTTAACCAGTTCCATCAGAGTCTTGTCCAAAGTTTCCAGTTCCGATTGGTATTTCTATTACAGTTTCAGTTCCATCAGAACCAACGATGGTCATTCTGATAAATTCAGAACCATCTTCGTTTGTAATTACTTCATATGTTACCGTGTTTCCTTCTAGTATAAAAGAACCAAATCTAACAGAACCGTCATTTGAGAACATAGACTCGACAAGTTGTTTTGCCATTTGAGCGTAGATTCGGCTTTCTAAGTTTCGAATAAACTTAGCAAGGGTTGAGTTATCTTCTTCCCTTTCAGCAGCTCTTCGTGCAGCCTCTAGCGCTTCTTCTATTTCCTTTTTACGAGAGAACTCTTGGTTCTCAATAGTGAGATAATGTGCTCCAGTTCCAATTCCATTGAAACTAGGATTTTTAAACTTGTGTTTTATTTCAGATGCACTTAAAGGTGCAACGAGCAACATTGTTAATAATATTGAATTAAGAATTTTTCTTTTCACTTGATTTCTCCTTTAATATTTGAGATTCTCTATACTCTAATACAGTATTGAGTTTCTCTTGAAGCCTTATCTGGTCTTGGTCCAACATTCTCATTTGGTCGATAAGTTTTACTAGAGTCGTTTGTTGTTTATCAATTTGGGGCTCTAGTTCTTCTGTCACAAATTTCCAGACAAAGTATATAAAGTATCCCATTGCAAGTGCGATGATGATAGGAAAACCAAATTGGTTAACCATATCTGCAACAGCGCCGAGATAATCAACTTCTAAATCCAAAATATCTTCTGGCAATTCTTTAATCTCTTCTTGCATCAATACTTCCATCTTCTACGAAATTCTCAGCACGAGCAACTCTCTCTAAGTCAGGTCTAAGTTCTAGGGCTTGTGATATTAACAAGTCAATCTTGATTATATCGTTGTTCATAACCCTTGCTCTATCTTCCAACATGCCAATAATACCTGTAAGACTTTGGATATTACCAAGAACTCCTTCAAGTATATACTTCAATGTTAGGAAAATAAAGAACGCCATGACAAGAGAACCGAAAATCGGCGCTCCAACATCTGCTAAAAATTCTATCCAGTTCATAATATTACACCGTTATTTATGTATTTGAGTCGCTGGATTCATAAAAAAAGGGGACATGATGTCCCCTTTAAGAAGTCTGTTAAGACTTTTTTACTTTAATTGCGAGTGTATCTCGTTGATTACTTGTGCTTTCGTTCCACTCTTCTTAATTTTAAGAGAGTTTTTGTCAGCAAAATCGACAAGTTGAACTTTAGTTAAAGTTTTAAGTTCAGCTTTCGAAGTAATTCCGTTGTTGTTCGTATCTGCAACTACTGGCGCCGGTGCCGGCGAAGGAGTTGTAGTAGTCGAACTGGATGAACTTGAACTTCCAAAAAAGTTATTAAACTGATTTGGAAACGCAAGGTATCCTACAACTAAGATAACTGCTATTGCAATAACATATTCCATAATTTTACCTCTTGCTTTTATTATGTAGTTACCATTATAACTGGTTACCTAATAATCGACAAGGGGGTTTTTGGAATTATTTGTCCTTTGCTTTTCCAACATTCAATGCGAACCAATCAAGGACTTTATAAGCCTTTTTGACTAGACCATCGTCTATTGGAGTTGGTGTGACAGCTGCAACTAATGAAGCACCCATTACTAACCAAGGGATAACTTGAATTATCCTTATGATGTATTCTATGAATTCTAACATATTTACTCCTGTTAAATTGATTTAACAGAGGTATTTATGAAATTGAGTTGCCGATTGAGTATTTTTGTGTGAGTTTCCACTCTGATTTCTCTTTATAAGGTATAACCTTTATCTGAGATAGTGGTGCTCTTGGGTCTTCGATTGAATTAGGAATAACTACTGATACTAGATTCCATTGTCTTAATAAATCAATGATAGTGTTTCTTCTAGCAATATCTGACTCATCAAAGTTGGTTGGTTTACCATCTAGTTTGAATAGTTCTTTAAAGTGAACGATATAGTATTTGCCTTTTTTGTGGAGAATATGACATGATTGAAACAGTTCTTTTTCTTTTCTAGATGCCACACCTATACGAGATAAGGTTTCCCTTATCTTTAAGAAGTCGTCCTTTTCAGGAAAGGTAATTTCTATTAGGTCTTTTACTAATTCGTATTCATCCATTATTCTTGCCACCAAGCTTCATATTGTTTTTCAAGTCACGATACTGTTTATCATTTAATAACTCTAGATATTCTTTGGCTTTTTGAGTTGATACACCAAAGGCACTCTTCACTGTATCTAACTTCTTACTTGCGTAAGGTTTATGCCATTTTGAAAATCTTTGTCTTTTTCTAAGAGTATTTATGAAAAACAAGTATTGAAGGCGATTATCCGTGCTATGACGAACATTCATCTCGTTTACTAGAAAAACAGAATCTTGATGATAAGATAATGCTTTATTGATTAAGAATGGTTGATAGGCTTTCTCTTCGACATCATCAACCATGATGTCTTTTTTGTCGTAAGAGACCGACTTAACAAAGTCAAATGGATTTCTTTTACCCATTTATCTTTGTGAATTTCTTACATAAGAACGAACAAGTTCTTCACCTGTTTTCGCTTTACCGAATCTATGAATTTCTTTTCCATTCTTACTTCTGATTACTACACCGTTGTTATATTGAACATCAGTGACACTAACTCCATCTGCGGTATCTTCTGGTCTATCATCATACCACATACTATCTAATGCGTGGATATGTAAAGATTTAAAACCCCATGCCCATTGTTCCGCTTCAATAAGAAGTCTTTGATTTTCTACTACTTCATCATATTGTGTCATTTGAATTTACACTCCGACATTATTTCAGTTAAACATGCAACGAAATTGATTTCGCTGTCCATTGCAAATGCAGACTTGTATTGGTAATCTGCGATAAACAATACAGCTGCAGGTATAGATGCAGGCACTAATCTCTGTTCTAGAGCATTAAATACCTTTCTATATAAAGAATTAAAATCATTATCTGAATTCTGACCGACCCATTTTCTCATTCCAGACCAGTTCTTATCTGCCAACATATCGATTAAAGGTGTGAGTTTTTCCTCTGAAAGCGTCGCTAGTAGACCGCTATCGATGACACCTGATGCACCATATCTTTGGACTTCATTGATACATCTTCTGAAATCTGGAAAGAATTTCATGATAAGTTCTACAAGAACTTTCTCATCATAATCGATACCTTCGTCATTACAGATATACTTTAATCTTCCTAATGCCTCCATAGCGAGAGTTTGTTTCTCATTATTTGGTATTGCGAAGTCGATTACCGTGCATCTGGAGTGCAATGGCGCTATGATTCTATTCTTATAGTTGCATGTAAAGATGAATCTACAATTAGCGGAGAACTCTTCTATGAAGTTCCTAAGTGCAGGTTGAACACTATCCGCAGATATGTAGTCTGCCTCATCTAAAATAACTACTTTTGGACCACCAGAAAGTGATACAGTAGATGCAAAATTCTTGATTTTTGTCCTTAAAGTGTCGATAAGTCGGCCCTCATCACTGCCATTTATGACAATAAAATCAGCTCCTAACTCATTACACAACGCCTTAGCGACCGTTGTTTTGCCTGTTCCTGCCGTTCCACACAATAAAAGATTAGGTATTTCTTGATTAGAAACAAATTCATTGAATGTTTTTTTGACGCCTTTAGGCAAAATTGTATCGATAATTTCTTGTGGTCGATACTTTTCTACATATAAAAATTCTTTACTCATAATTAAAAAGAACAAACCCCACCGAGTGTTCGTGTATTAGACCAATGATGATGAGTTTCTAATACTCCCATGAAAAGAGCGGAGACTGGCGCTATTTCACACATTATATATTTATTAAGCACTATAAGAACTATCAGGTTCTAAAGCGATAAAATATTCAAGGTCTATATCTTTATTTTTAAAATGAGATATGCCTTTAGATGATACTGCAACTGCATAGTTGCCATCTAGAACTTTCAAGTTCTCAATCTTGAAGTTCATGGTGAAAGTAGAACCATTTCCTTCTCCTACTATTCTAGAGAAAGTATTTGAAGTTGGATTCTTCTTGTCGGTTACTTGTAATGAAATTTTTGAACCATCTGATGTCATGATTAAATCATTGACGCCTAAAACTGAAGCAGCTTTCTGTAATTCAGTTAATAGTGTTGATGACAATTCAATATTAATCTCTGCCTCTGGCATTGTTATCATCTTCTCAGGTGACATTACCATGCCCTCTGATGCGTAAAAATAAGTTAAAGATGTATCTGCATCTGTAATACTTAATGATGCCTCACTAAAATCAAAGTCTGGATTATCTGTTAGACTTATTGCACCTAGAAATTCTACTAGGTTGTATATACTAAACTCTTGGTTGAATGTTTCTGGAACATTTGCAACTGCAAGAATGTTTTTCATATTCGAGATTGTCTGCAACTGATTACCAGCGCCGACTTTAATACCCGAATTAATAGTGGCGAAGTTTTTTAATATCGCCTGGGTTTCACTTGAAATTTTCATTTTCAGTCTCCATAAATGTATCGTGATTATATAAAGCAAGAAATCCGTAATGGATAACTTTTAAAAGGTCGGCACGATTATAACCGTCCTTCTTTCCGTATCTTTGGGCATATTTTAAAATATTCCCAATACAAAAACCTTCGCCATGTCCACCATCCATGATGAACTCTGTAGCTTGAAATTTGTCTTTAGAGTAATGTTGTTCATAAGTTTTATCTACATAGAGAGAGAACTCCTTGAGGAGTTCTTTCTCGTTGTATTTGTAATCTATGTTCTTACTCATCGTCTCCATTATACTCTGAAGCGTCTTCTTCTGCAAGGGGGTTTTCATCTTCTAATGGATTTACCCCAGCATCGACTTTAGTGTAAAGGTCAAGAACAGCGTTTCTAGTTTCTTCATCGAATCTAGAGATACACATTGTTATTGACTTTAACTTGTCATCAAACATTCTGAAAGCATTTACAATGTGAACTAACCTTCTGGTTGTTATCACATCATCAATGGCGCCTTCATAATAAGTTTTTCTGATTATGTCAGCCCAATCAACTAGTTTCTTACAGAAGTCTTCATCAACAGGACCTGTCAATGCCATTTCTTTTTTAAGAATGTTTCTTTCAGTAGTCACTGGAGGATATTCTTGTTGCATAGTGATTGCAAATCTTTCTAACATCGCCTCGTTCATGATTTGAGTTCCTATGAACTTGCCATCTTCTGAACCTTGACCTTTAGTGTTTGCAGTCGCAACAATCGTGAACCCAGGTGTTGGTGTCACCCACTCACCAGTTTTCTTGATAAGGTAACCTTTACCTTCTAGAACTGATTGTAAGCACATTAGTTTATTAGACCCCAAGTCTACTTCATCAAGAAGTAAGACAGCGCCTTTTCTCATCGCCTTGATAACAGGACCTTCTCTAAAGATAATGTTTCCATTTTGAAGAGTGTGACCACCCATTAAATCATCTTCATCAGTTTCAATGGTAATGTTCACTCTGAACAATTCTCTTTTTAATTGAGCACATGTTTGTTCAATCATAAGAGTTTTACCATTTCCTGAAAGACCTGTCACAAAAACAGGAAAGAATAATTTCGATTTTAAGATACCTTTAACATCTTTAAAATGTCCAAAAGGAACATAATTCGACATTTTCTCAGGAATTATTTTCACTTTATCATCAATCAGATTTACTGATTGAGTAGCAGCGGCAACAGGCATGTTCTGAACTTGTGGACTCGGAACAGTTGCAACTTTTACAGTAGCCTCTGGTTGAGGAACTGCAACAGTTGTGCCGTTATTATCTACTGCAAGTATCGGTTGAAGATTAAAAACAGCACCATCTTTAAAATTGTATCTGTTTGATTTCAACCAATATGGGAAATGTCCCAATGAATCAAATTGTTCTTTAGTGAACTGTAATTGATTTGGGTATTTCGATTTTAACGCATTGATAAATTCTTTTCTATCAGGCGTCATATGGAAGTTTTTACCACCAATATCTACTGACTCGGTGGGGTCATATGTCCATTTACTCATATAGTCTCCTTATTAATATTTTTCATCATGTGTCCATCCTACTAAAAAGTGCTGGTCATTGTCAACCATCAATTGGAAACTTTTTCAAAAAGTTCTTATTAATATTACCATCAATATACTTCTCGTTAATTAACTTGAAGTTTAGTTCGGCATTTCCTAGTTGAACATGGGTTGTTTTTGGTGTGATATTAGTTGTTCTCACCTTACATCTATTAATCCACTCTTCTACATTATCAATAATATCGGTATCATTAAGATTACAAGATATAATGTATATCAGTCTACCTTTTGTAGACCACCCAGCAAGAACAAACTCTTGGTCTGAATCTCTGAGTTTTTGCACCTTGGTGTCATTATTAGTAGATGTCCATGACGCTCTGCCGGCCAAAGGTGTGGCGGTTTCACACTTAATTTCTACTGGTCTTTCATTGTTAAAAGCATCACATCCATGAATCGAATCTAATGATTGAGTATAACCCAATATCTCGGTGACTATCTTTTCTTTAAGTTCACCAGATGCATAATTCTCCAGAACATCTCTCACAAAAGGATATATCGTATCATCTATTGTTTCGCCCTTGGCGTATGCGACATAACTTTTTAATGTGTCTTCATTCATAACTTCATTTGTCCTTTCTTGGAATCATAACTAGTGTATGCAGTCGTGCCATCATTTCTTAATGATGTTGTGTCAACTTCACCAACTTTCTCCATTCTACTAATCGGATAATTAAACCAAAGTAGTCCAGTTTTCTCATCAAATTTAAAGATACTAGAATTTCTTTCATTTCTTTTAATGTAATCTTTCATTTCTTGCGATGTGACTTTGTAAACATGTCCTTCCCACTGTTTAGTCATTTCTTTAATATCTGACCTTGATTTATTATCAACAGTGCAAACAAACCATATCTCATCAACCTTATCAATTTTCTTTATCTGTGCATCTGACCTTGGATATGATAACATCTTTTTAAATGCGTAAGGTGTTTGTGTCTTAACTTCAATTCTTACAACCTCATCGCTGACAGAATGAACTGCCTTGATGTCTGCTTGTGAGGCAAACTTATTTTCTGGAAAGAAACAAAGCCAACCACC